AGTGCGCGACACACTAGATGTTGCGTTAGTTGTTACCGACAGTGTTATATTGGATGCTTGTTGGTTCCAAGTGACTAATCCTCCGTTTGCTGTAGCATCCGTGAACAAATCATCCATTGGAGTATTAGTATATTCATATCCTCCAAGGATTTGCGGAAGTCCAATGGAAAGGTTTTTGAATGCATCCATGTTTGGAGATCCCTCGGCAAACCTCACAAAAGCTTGGCCTTGAACATCCACATTTTGGATAAAATCAGGATTGACTGGATCGCTAATATGAAATACTTGACCATGAACTTGAGTACTATTAACTGTGTGCTCAAGTGTCTGTAATTTCTTACCAGTAGAATCGGGAGGTAGTTGAATAAAAGAATCTGACATTTATTTTATATCCTTATATATTATGCTGCGTATACGCGGTCTGCTTCCGCAACCAGTGATAACGCAATAGATTTGCTGCGGGATAGTGTGCCGGTTGCTACCACATATTTACCCGATCCAGGGCGAACGCCGACGATCGTTACGGCTTTATCCGTTCCAGCGGGACCACCTGCCGTACTATTATCATAGTCAAAGTCAAATGGAATAGATGATGCACTAATAGTTCCAGCAATAGGAGTAACTCCGTCTGCTTTCAGTACTGTGATGGCACCAGCTTCGCCGTAGTCGTCCCCAGCTCCTGGGCCAGTAGTGTACATCATTCTGTAACTAGACCCGCCTCCAACTAGAGGAGTGTTAAACGAGATTGTTCCTGATGCGGTGTATGGATAGTCACGAGTGGCTGCTGTGTTGTCATAACTTGTGAAACTGTTTTTGTCGGCGGTTTGTACCCCCATGATTGTAACACCTGTGCCACCGCCATTTGGATTAGTTGGAGCAAAGAAACCAGCTTTTAATGCAGAACCCACAAAGTTTAATTGTTGAACAGCGGTTTTACCAGTAACAGCGCCGGCAGAAGCTAATCCATTAATGTTGCTGTTTTGACGTAGTTGATACTGAATTTTGGTATAAATCTGTTGAAGAGATGCAACAACAGGAGTAGCACGTTGTAATGTGAATGAAGCACCAGAAGCAATTCCTAATAATCCTGTTGTTAAAGGAACATCTGTAGCACTACCTCCGGACCCAGCGATTGTGTATATGCCTTTAGCAGGACCGTCGTGAATTTCAAGAGTGCCACCATAATAGTTTGCAATTGTGATGCCAGCCGCAGCACTGGTCATTGTTGTAGCAGCATTGGCGCCTGCACCATCTACTCCGGAGTGCGTACCTACATCAACAACAATACCAAACGAACGAGGAGTTCCTGTTAAATCAATATCCTTGTCGAATGATGATGCGAAGTATTTGATATTGATTGCTGAGTATGGAGAGGTTCCGATCGACCCGTCAACTACTGTAATATCAAGGTCGTTTTCATTAGATAACAGTAAGTTAACGATGTTAGCACCAGTTGCTGTTTTACCCGTATCTGCCAACACAGAATCTTTGTATTTTTTACCATATTCTCGTACAAACCCTTTGAAGAATGTACGATCATCAAATGTGGTAGTAGTTGGATCAGCAACAATGTTCCCATATACTTGGATTCCTTCGTTACATTGGTCATCAAACGTAAAGTTGATTGGTGCACCTGTTGATGTCTTTTGATAATATAACTGAGCGCCTGCGTTCACGCTACCCAATCCCACAATACCAACATACTGTCTTGCCAATACCCCAGCAGAATTAAATTCAGACCATCCACCATCTCGTAGCATCTGGCGAGTTACATCATCAGCTGGCTTCCATCCTGAATATGTTGCACCATCTGTACCAAACTGGAATTGTCCTGACAACGCGTCGATAGAGTACATTGGGAATGGACTATCTTGGTAGCTTGCTGTTGCCCACAAGTCAATGAATTTGGAGTAAAGTGCCTGCAGTGTTACTCCATCTTTTGCTACTAACCCTCCAGCACCATCAATCAGCGTAAAAGTTTTCGCTGATTCATCTACTGTTAAATTAGTTCCAACTACAAGTTGGGTACGGTTGGTTAATTTTGCCATTGTTGTATCCTTGTGTTAAAAAAGTTCTATACTATTTATACATAGTTGCGGTCTGGCGTCTGTGCAATAGGAATTGACGCATCGTCGGTCAATGTATAATTACGAATATACAATGGTACATATCCTTGTTTTAAGATCCCAATATCAAACGTACCCGAATCAGATGCAACATAATCATACGACGTCCCTGCGTAGGAATCAACAGCAGTTAAAACATTATTTGTTCCGGCAGCCAATACTACAATGTCAGATCCTGTTTTTAATCCCGATAATGTTAATGTTGGAGTGGTAAATGAATATTTTTTAGTTGTATCTGTTATGGTAAATATTCTTATTGCAGCAATATATGAGGTCGCAGATGGCATGAACACTCCGCTGTTTGTTGCTGTTATTACTGAACGAGTTGATGCTCCGGCATATATTGTATTAGCTGTTGTCCATATCCCCGTAACGTTAGATACAATCAATGTTCCGGCACCAGCTCCCTCTTCCATATATTCGTCCAGTAGCATTGATGCTGTAGGGTTAGAAGTTGCATTATTCAGAGTTTCCCCAACCTGAAAGGTGGATGAACGACCGGTGTATTTTACTCCTTGTCTTGCCGTAATTCTTAACTTGATTCTAAATCCAGTGGTAGCATTGATTCCTGTTTCCGCTGAAATAATATCAGGACGATTTGTCAAACGTTTCCACACATTTGAATATCCTGACCCTTTATCTAAATCATACTCAATTAGAGCAACGATTCCGTAATTTACGTTACTTGCTGAACACAAATCCACAGCATGAACCAACGGAATTAAATTATCAAATCCGCTAACTCCCTTAATGACATGAGGCCATTCAATAATAGCTGAATCCCCCACAGCTTGAAGGTATAATTTTCCTGAGTTATCGATATATGCAGTTCCTGTTAAGGTGTATGGTTTTACGCTTTGGGTTGAACCAACCATCATCAAATGTAGACAACCTTTGCCGGTATTACCAAATGTCATCTCTTTAAACATACAATCATACACAGCCTGAGACGCAATTGGGAATCCATCTACTGTTGGTTGTGAAGAAAAGTTCCAAGATGTACTACCTGCCGCGCGTCCATTTCTTGCCCCAAACACTCCTTTATATTGAGCATTCAATATCTGTGATGCCCACGCACTTCGGCTGCTAGTGCCCCTACAATTTTGCAATCGTACTCCTGATGAGCTGTTGTAAGTTGTAGCATAATCTCCGTAAACGGCTGCAATGTATGATCTCATATAATTAAACTCAGTGTTATGAAAATATAGATCATACCCTGGTCCATCGATAAATGGTACTGCTGATGTCCCATTAAAATTGAACACGCTGTCTTTTACTGTTACACCAGTTGTTCCTCCTAACATATAAACTGGATAAGCATGGCACGGGCTCGGTGTGGATACTGGGGTGTATGTGTCCAGTAATATATTTGACGAGGCTGCTGCCACATATAACATCCCATCCACACCTGTAGATTCATTGCTGTATATTTGATTACTATCGGTTGGCGTGAAGCCGGATGCTGTTGATTGGTGAATGTGGAACCAGAAAGATCCGGTAGCTGCTGTATATGTTAATTCTACTCCAGCTCCCTCTTCTTCAAAATTCCATCCCAATAGTCCAACGCCAGAAGGAAAGGTTTGAGGTTGTGCAACCAACCGTGCTGTGGTAGTCACAGGATATGGGACAACCAAGTCAGCCCCACTTGTTAACATTGCGCACGTAACATACGCCAGTGTTCCTCTGTTTGGCCAAGTTAATGATACTGTGGTGTCCCCGTTCGCTGGAGATGTTCCAGTAACGCTAAGTCTTGTCCACTTAGTTGGAACATCAAAGGTTTGTGAAGTGGCATTAACCGTCAGAGTAACAGTGTTTAGTGTTGCGTCAATAGATGGTACGGCCGCTCTAACATATACAGAAAAGGTATATTGTTGTGACCCTCCTAACTGTACCGTTTGTGTTTGGGTCGCATTAGCGACTGTGACTAATACTTCAGCTGCAGCTAGAGTAGCTGTAGTAACACCAAATATTGAGTCACGCGGTCCAGATACGATGCCATGGGTAACAGTGCAATTATTGTTAGACCAAGGGGAAGTAGCAAAAGTATTACTTTGTAACAAATGGTTTAGAATTACTTGTGGATACTGTGCAATTCCAGCTACTTCCGGCGAAGTCCAATATTTATAAAATCGTAGTGTGGTCCCACTAAATGTACTAACGTTGTTAGTATCCAATGTGATTTGAGTTGTGCTATCAACAGAAACAATTGTTGCTTCTGCTCCAACAGCAGCTCCAAATACTGTCATTCCTGGCATTAAACCAAAATATAAGAGGTCGGCAGTTTGGATAACATCCCCAATTAAATTCTTACTAAGAATTATTTGGTTATAGTCGAGTATGGCTGATATAACAGTGTTGGCAGGAATTTTAGTGGCTGTCCAATCAATTACCGGCATTCCCACCTGTAATCCTAATGCCCACGCATCACTGGTTCCAGGGGTTGTTAAAAATTTCAGTATGTTGGTTCCTGATACTCCTTCGCCCAAGGTCGTAGAAATAGCTCGATCAAATCTAGAGGTTGTTGTAACTACCGCCGACCCTGAAGTACCTGCACAGTTGGTAACGCTTGATTCTTTTCCTGGTTTGCGCAATTTGTAATAATAAGTTGTCCCCGGAACAACATCAGAATCTAAATAAGCAATGTTGGCGGCGGTCGCAGTTGTTGTTATCATGTTTGACCACGATGGAGTGAATCCTTCTGTTGTTGACCTATATAATTGCCAAGCGCTTCTCCATCCTATTGGTGTTTGCCCCGCCATGGAAAATAGAGCAGGGTATTCTGTTTCAAAAGTTGTAGCGTTTGTGACGGACGCTATTCGCACCCCCGATGTGTTTCCTGTTACCCCTGCGCCAGGAATGACTCCAGCGTATGTTGGATATCCAACTTGGTTGAGAATTGTTCCTGGTTGAAGCAATGCGGTTGAAGTGCAAGTTGCTGTTGTTGATCCAGCTGTGGCCGACATGGCTGCTAATGCCGATGCTGATGATGTAAATAATGGGGTTTGGTTTTCCCACCGTATTGTCAAATACAAACCAGCAAAATTGTCTTTATATAATGTCCACGTTGGTGTAGCGGCAGTTATGTCACTGGTATATGCGACCATGGAAGTTGTGGTTGAAATAACCATAACAGTTTCGCCATTATTGGCTAGAGCAATCCACGGTGCAAATTCAGGAAGTAATTTCAGTCCGGACCAAGTAATTCCATCTGTTGAAGTGGCGACGTATCTACTAAAGTTAAGAGATCCCGATGGAGCTGCATATGCCCCCTCGGAGCATCCTGATAATATGACAAATACTGTTCCAGTCCATATAATTTTTTGCCACAATCCGTGCCCAGCAGGTAAGGTAGGAGCGGTGGACGCTGTCCACGATGTTCCGTCGGTGGAGTATGAGGTTGGTCCATTAGTTGCGGATGCTGATATGGCAACATATTTGGACGCTCCATACGCGATATCTTGCCATTGTGAGTTGGCTAATGCTCCACCAGTGGTCCACGAGTTTCCGTTTGTTGTGTATGATGAAACGGTGGTTGGCGTTCCACCACCTGCTAGGGCAACAATTCTACCAGCACCGTTACTTGCCGCCGCTATCCATGGTGCTGACGCTAGCCCGGTTCCAGAGGTTGTCCACGAGAAACCATTAGTAGAATAATTGGCAGTCGTTCCTGTCACCGCTGTCGACGATCCACCTAATAAAATAAATTTATTAGTAGCAATGGTGTTATCAAACGCCATTGCCCTAAGCCATACGACTGATGGCGTCTGAATGTGTTTTGTCCAGTGTAGTCCATCTGAAGAAATTGCTACCGCAATACTCGTTCCAGTGATAGTACCTGTTTGAGCACCCGTAAAAGCAAAAAATTTGTTTATAGATCCACCAACAAATATAACCTTCCACCAAGGAGCAGCATTATTATATGGTAGTATTCCCATTGTCCAGGTAGCACCATTATCAGATGAGGCTGCTGAAATCGCTAACGCTCCAAATAATGCAACCCACACTCCGTTACCATACGCTAACGTTGGTGATGCTATAGCGTTAGCAAAGGGGGTAACCCCATAAATTCTTGGAGCATGATCGTTTTCATCCACTCCTTTAAACGCAGCACAAACATCAAAACCATCAGAAATGCTGGTAGTATCAGCAAGATTATGTGTGTAGTATGTTCGAGTCTTGAACCAATACTTGGTATCTTCGGCTAATGGTGTCCCTGCAGTAGGATCAAAAAAACTTTTATTTGTGTTAACAAAGTTGTACCCTTCATTAAAAATACCATTTCGTGTTTGCGGGTTGGTTATTGTTATATTCGTGGCGTTTAATAATGTAGCTAGGTTAATATTAAATGCTTTAACATTTGTGGCAGAGATATTAGCTCCGGCGGTAACAGAGCCAATCGCCGCTTCTTGTGTTCGTGTCCGTCCGGATATTCCAAGTCTGATCACTTTCACATTATTGATGGTAACATCATTTGAATATGCAGTTGATAGACAAGTATTTTGTTGGGTTGCTCCTTGACCAGCGGCGGTGTAAATATGTCCACCATATGCAAAGACAACATTGTCGAATATTGCTCCGGATACGTAAGCATATTGACAAGCCGTAAATGTCGCCAATGTGCCAGGAGTCGCGCTGAGATTAAATCTATAATCTCGTTCAAATCGGTTCCCGTAATATGTGTATGCAACACTGCTTGAGGTCGTATGAGCAGGCTGGGACATTGTTAATTGAGTGTTACTAGTAACGGTCGTTACGACTGATGGACGAATTCCCGTTCCTGTTACTAATACTCCAGGCCGAATTGCTGTGGAGGACGGAATGGTAATGAGATTAACAGTAGCAGTGCATGAACCAGTCGCTCCAAGGGCAGTAACAGCGCCCAAATATGTAGTAACAGGAGGAGACCCGAACCCAACATTGGTAAATGATAGATCATAGCATTCTGACACATATGGTACATAACAAAATCCAACATTATTTGCTGTTACGTTAGCAGCCTGAGTATAGTTAGCATATGATTCACCAAACAGGCAAGTGTCATAGTTAAAACTACCGGCGTTTGCCCCAAGGAAATAACACGGCAAATCTGTACCACTCCACGTGGTGTTTCTGTTGGCGGCAGAAGTATAATCCGTAATTAAAATGTTTGGAATCTTAATTCTTGCTCCATTAGGTGGAATTTTTCCATGTATATCATCACCAAATTTAAAAGTTGGAGCATATTGATTATAGATTCCAGGTATAGCAATGCCTTCTAATGATGTATATTTTACCCCCGCGGTTCCCGTAACCACAACACTCGATATAAATGTTGTGGAATCTATGATTGATTCCACGATAGCGTTTGTATTCAGCGTTACGCCAACCCCCGTGATAACAAGTTTATCGCCAGGATTTAAATTTGATGTGTCTGCACATTTTATCACACAAGAGTTACCTACTGCCGACACCCCTGTCAAAGTAACATATTGCTCTCTCGTAGCGTCTCCTAGTTGAACGAAACATGTTCCTCCCTCTCCATTCCCCACGCTGTTGAGACCATTACGCATGGGGCTAAACCGTTGATAACTTTTGCTTCCTGTCACATTAACCCAAATTTCATATATTCCTGTTCCATTTCCTGTCTCTACCCACAGTGCTGGAATATAGTCCCCCCTGGAATAAGGAGAAGTGAATGTTTGGTCAGCGGTTCCATCAGAAGTACCAATTTCAATAAAATCACCATTAACATTTATAATACCCAACCCAGATGATGGGGTAATCGATTGAAGAGCAGCAGTGGCATTAGTTCTTACCGTCGCGAATGTAATAGGAGTCACAGTGCTTGTGTTAGTAATGTTTATTTTACCGTTCGCAATAGTAATAGCATTCCACCCTCGCTGCTGATTGGTGTTGACGGTCATTGTAGCGCCATCAGAAATTGTCAGCGTATCTACCCCAGATTTCCACACGGTTGGAGCCCAAATTAACACGTTCCATGCAGCGCTAGTACAAGTGAAAGAATACCAAGTAATACCATTCAATGAAAAAATACCAGTTGTTGATGATTGTCCACCTGCAACAAACATCCACTCTCCTCGTAATGAAGATTTTCCCCCTGTTATAGCCGACCAGTTACCACTTGGTACAACTGATGCGCTCCACGATACTCCATTGTCTGTTGAGTATGCAGCTTGAGTGCCTGATGATGATGTTAATACCCATGTTCCATTTGTTCCACCAGGAATCCATGCTAGCGCCGTCCAGTTTGCTGAGGAAGGAAGTATAGCACCACTTTGTGTCCATGCTATTCCATCAGTTGATGTTAAAATATAATTAACGCTCTGAGCAGCCAGAATAAATGTACCATTGAAAAATTTTAGATCTCGCCATGATGCTGTTACGGGTAGTGTAATTGGATTCCACGTTACGGCATTATCTGTGGAATATGCAGCAGTGTTGGTACTACCTGTTGTAACAGTGACGAACGTGTTATTCCCAAAAGCACAATACGCCCACTCAATTGACGAAGGGAGTGCATTAGTTTCCCATGGGACTTGGTGAATAATGCTCATTCGTGCGGACAGTCCAGTCACATTACCACACACTGATACAAAATACCCATTTCCGTATGCCACTTGTCTCCAGGCCGCCCCTGACGGTACTGTTCCTCCGGCTAACCAAGCTGTTGCACCGTTGTCAATAGTTATGTTGGAAACACCGTTTGTATTAAGTGCAACAGCAACACCGTCTCCATATGCCAATCCAGTCCATCCTGTACCGGCGGTAGTTAACGTGGTTGCTGTCCAAGTGAGATTTCCAATTGGTGATCTCATTCCTGTAGCAGTGGCAGCTACTCCCAGAAAAGAAAATCCTATTTCATCGGCATTGAGGTTGGTTGTTAATACTTGTGCTGTCATTTATTTTCTCCAGATACTCCAGTTATTTATGAGTATGTATTGATGTGATTTTTACTGGACTATCCCATCATTGCGCATTTTTTCAACCACTTTAAGCAAGTGTTTACACATGCCTGGGACGTGATCTGGGTTAACTTCTGGGTGGTCTTGAGTTTTGCGCTGATATGGAATTGGAGCACGACCGACTATAGATTTATCTTGGTGGTTGTGTTGTGCAAAACGATAATAAAAATCTAAACAATTGCAACGAACTTTTACATTTTGATTAGTTAATGATATTGGGTGAAGTTGATGTGTTTGCCCATCTCTCGATTGTATTGTTACTGAGTATAACCCATCACCGAACGTGGTATTTAAAAACTGAATGGCTTGATTATACGTATGCCCATTACTAGTAGCTGTCGACCGAACGTGAAGCATTTTCGTACCAACGTATGGGATATATTCCACCCCCTGAATGGTTACTTCATTCGTTGCGTGCTGTCTTTTTTTAGTAGTTGGGAAACTAGTTTCAATGTTATTGCGTAAATCTGCTTGTGTGGACATTTCATCTAGTTGTACCAAAATGCGAGCCCCTCGCATAAAGTAATATGGTTGATTCATAAATATTCTCCTGATTATTGAATATTTATGAAAAACAAGAGACCCCTAGGGGTCTCTTGTTTTTGCGTTTCAAGGTTTGATGTTACAGAGAATTAAATCAAACTCTCCATAACTTGGCATTTGAACAGAATAATATTGTTGTCGAACAACATCTGCAGGAACAGATTTGTCCCCCCTGGTTTGTTGTCGGTTAATAACTGTATCCAGAGAAGTGGGGAATAACAACGCAACAAGATTATACCCACGCCGCTTCGCCTCCGTTAAGAAGAAACGCCGACTTTTTGCTGTTCGGTTTGTATTATCAACGTATATCACATCATTGCCATCAGTGTGGTCCTTAATCATATCAATAAAAACACCATGTGTTTTTTGATTGAAAGAGGCATCTTCACAAGATTGTTTAAAGGCTTCGTTATAATTCGTCCCATACCACTGATGACGAAGTGCATCCAACGAAAAGGTTGTAACATTTGCTCCAGATTGAGCCAAGGTTGAAACCATTGTTGATTTGCCACATCCAGATGGACCAATGGCCATTACTAATGTCGGTTTATCAAGGTTGCACAATGATGCCGTAGGACCAATAGATTCGCAAATTTTTGTGAATGAGTCAATCCATTTACGAGCAGATGCTAATTTTTCAGCGGAATTATCAGAAACACGTCCAAGTTGATCAGCAAGCAACACAGCACAGAAAACACTTGAAGAACAACACCGCACCGCCGTGAGAGCCAAATTATGAAGTTTTGTTTTATCCGTAGTCTCCCACGGAAGATGATGTTCAATCATCCAAGAAATACTAAATATTTGGTCGGCCGAAAACAACGGAAATAATTTTGTGGCAAAGTCTTCAAACAAACGAGCTGATTTCAATTCATGGCCATGGTACGCATAATAAATACCCCGAGATTCACTATGCTTTTCGATTCGGCACGACGGTTTGCCCACATCATGAAAAGCACATGCTACTGCACCGATGTATTCACGTTCTGACCACTCCGATGGAGAGAGCTCCATATATTGATCAACAACCATTTGCGTATGCACCAATACATTAGATTCACGGTGCCATGGACTATTTTCAACAACAGATTGCATTGCAATAAACAATGGATGGTTTTTGCACCAAACGGCAAACTGCTCTCTGAACAAAGATTTAAAGTAATTAGGATCTTCCATTGTTTTTCCTTTTTGAAAATTAATACGGTATTATATGAGAACACATTAGGAAAAACAACAGGGACACTTAATTATTTTTAAAATACCATATCTAGTGGACCTTCTTCGTTTTCATCATATTCGTCATATGTTGATGTATCAGGTGGGGAGTATGCTTGAGCGTACAATAAATCATAAGCACTTTGTTCAAAGCTACTAATTTCATCCAAGAGACGGATAGCGACGATAGACCCCATGACAAGATCGTCAGTTCCACCAGTTTTAGCAGCATATGATCCAGCCTTTCTAGCAAACTGTTTCATCTCACTTATTAAAGCATCTGATTTAATGTGGATATTATTTTGTTCCACCATGTCTTTAAACAATAAGCACGCTTTCATTTTTGATTTGCCCGATGTGGTCATTCCTTTACGTTTCTGGCCTGTCTCTGATATGAATTCCGCAGTTTCAGGTGGGTCCTCATCATTTTCATATAATGCTATAATCGCTTCTCCAACGCCATTATTTTCAACAGAAAAATACACAGATGCCCCTGCTCGATCATAAATGTTTAATAATCTTTTAAGGATATGATATGCCACAGACGATGAAGTGGTGTTAGAGCGAAACTCTGCTACTTGTTCCATTGATGGAAATTCATACACTTCTAGTGTAGTAAAATCACTACCTGTCCCTGTAGCACAATCCATACCAATAAGATATATTTGACCAGATTGTGGGTATTTGTAAAAATCTATTTCGCTCATTTTCCCAATTGGTTTAATCTCTTTGGTTTGTTCTGTTAGTAAGGCAAGAACGACCGTATCAATTAATAATGGATCACTGGATAAAAATTGGCACAAATATTCCTGTTTCCATCGCAACTCACCTATCTTTGCAATTTCCTCTCGTTGAAACTTAGCATCGCGCCCAGGTGGTTCATCCCATTTTACCTCAATTGGAGCAAACCCGTTGACACCAACGTTAGGATTATCAGGAGATTTGATATTAGCCCCTCTCCACAATTGAGCAAATCGGTTAGTATCACCATTAGGTGTAGAACAAATAATACATGAACCACCAGTAGCCAATGTAGGAGATATAGATGTCCAAAAATCCTCAGCGACTGAATCTCGTACAAAAGCGAACTCGTCAAGGAATAGTAATGAAATAGATAGACCACGACCTGTATTTTCGGAAGTTGGTTGGGAAATAATACGACTATTATTATCAAATCCCATTTGGTGTTTGTTCCACCCATCTTCAGGTAGACCAGGTTTGAGCCAATGAGGGACTCTCTCGTACATGTATCTAATACGATGAATCATTTCCATTGCGTTATCATTTTTGTTGGATGCTATAACCACTGTTTTATCAAAATGAAACATAGCAAACCACAATAAATATGCGCCAGCGATCCAAGATTTACCAATCTGACGAGCTGCTAATACTATCGATAACCTGTTCTCGGAAAACAACTTGACCATTCTTTTTTGATATGGACGAAGTGTAAATTTAATAGATCCTTCAACAGCGTGTTGAATTTGACAATAATTTGATATGAAATACTCGGCACTGTTCATGCACCTCTCTAATTCTTTGACGTGATCAAGAGAATACTCTGTTTGTTCGTGAGCTCGTTTTAAATAAGGATTGCTGCCTCTGGCCATGTACCATCTCCATCAAATAAAATATTTATTTGAAATTTGCCCCTCCTACCCAATAACAGGAGTAACTGTAAACTTTAGGGCTAATCTCATTTTATCGAGTGTTGCTATCCCATATGTGGTTATGCGAGCGGTAGCAAACATTGGGAGAAGTGGAGCATTGAGGACATTGTGTCCGTAACCTGTGTAAAACACATGGACAAATAGACAAGGACGTTTGCAAACTATTGCTAAGTATGTATTTTTCGTATTATGAAAATGTGTCAATATATATTGGTGAACTGCAGGCATATTGGCATGTTCTAATGTTAGTGTTAATCCTTTGGGGAGGGTTCCTGATCGTGATGTTCCTCTATCGCATGGAAACCCCACTTTAATGTTGTTTGATTGATGATAATCAATCAAGGAGTTTATGGTATTATGAGCGTTATCTGTGAATAACGAAATGATATTATCAATAATCTCTCTATTATGGTTCTTTTGAACTGTGCAACTTAATAAAGCAATTGGTGTTTTTAATGAATTACAACTCTTGATTTCAAATTGAGTTACATGATTGTCAATATCAACAATTAAATCTGGACGGTTACTACCAGCAACCGATGATGAAATGATTTTTGCTGAGGGGGGTAGTAATTGATGGACTAATAATTGAGCATCGTGGCCATTAAGTACTCTGGGATGTGACATCATTTATGCTGGTTTTTTGGCCGCTAACATCATTCGCATCAATTCGTTTCTATCCGCAACGACAAGATTGTTATTAACTGTTTGAGTTCCTGCTCCTGGCTTTCCAATAAGTTTGTCTTTGTGTTGTTTGAGCAATGATTTCTCACGAACTGCCCCGAGTGCAACACTTAACATCGTGGCAGACACCTCTCCCATACGAGCTTTATATCTTCCTTCCACCACTTCAATTTGTTCAGACATGGCCGTTGCTGTTCCTATTGCTGTAGCGTATATATTTTCTAATTTATCATCAATATCTGTGTCTTTAGTATCATATAATATTGAATCAGTGGCAGGAACTACTTCGGGCTCTTTATATTCAACAATCGTGGTGCCAGGAGAAATATCAAATATTTCTTCCATGGGGTGTTCAATTGGTTTTTCTTTTGTTATTAGTTTCATCTTCCCACCTCAAAGCAGTATTTATATGAGATTTTCATGGTATTGTTTAACGAAATAAACTTTTTTCTGTAACAATACGAAACTTTATACCATGAGCATCACACCATGCTTGGCATGCTTGCCATTTTGCAACATTTATTGCGTATGTTACTTGTTCATATAAATTTCGCTTGTTTCGGGTATTTCTGGGCTGTATTGTTTGAGCATGTGGTTTACATTCCAATATCTCTTGAATAATTTCACCTTTGGTGTTTTTATATTTAACCCAGTAGTCGGGGTAATACTTGTGAATACGGCCATCGGTAGGTTTAAGATAAGGGATGCCAATTGGTTCACTGGACCACTCCAACACATTTGGATTACCATCTAGAAACCTATCTAAGTCATACTCCCAAGAGGACATATACCGTATCTTGTCTGCCTTCCCTACATATTTCTCAGGATTTTTTGGAGTATAATAGCCTTGTCTATAATTAAACGCCATTATGAAAATATGGAACTAACTAAGCCCATACTACCTGTAGCTTTATCCATTATTGATTGGCCAGCCGAACGAATTTCCCCTAATCCACTAGATATGCCACTTGAGAGTGCACCCTGAATTCCTGTATTAGTTATATTGCCTACAGCTGACGCAACGCCCCCTATTTGACTAAACCCCGATAGAGCATTGGTTACTGAATCTGCCACACCAGATAATGCTCCCCCAATTCCATTTATAGGAGCAAGAGGATTACTTGATGTTGTGATAGGATTCATTGGATCACATGATTGAGTGGCACCACTCGTTCCATATCCATAAGGTGAAATAGTTGCGTGAGCAGCGTTCATGGCAGAAGCAGACCCATTGAATCGTAGTGGATACATGGCCCCCACCTGTGATCCAGGCAACATAGTAGATCCGTTGGTAAATGGTGGAGAATTGGATGGAATATTTGTGTGGATATATACACTATCATAATGGAATTTTACAGTGATTTCATTCCCTTCACTGGAGCTCATATCAACATCATCTAGTGCCATTTCTGTAATTCTTGGATTGAGAAATTGGAATACGTTCATCCGTCGTCCACCATCGTATACATGAAATACACGAATACTCTTTAGAATTTCTTTGTTTGTGCCCAGTAATGGTCCTCTACTACCTGAATATAGACTAGTTTTGATAGATGTTTCTGGATTTTGTGCTCTGAATAGCCCCTTGAAATCCATACCACTGTTTTCAGGATCAATTAATCCAACAGTGTCTGATCCTCCTAGATTTGTTACGGGTGACATTGCGTTACGATATGTGTTATAGAACAACATACCACGATTGGTCATATCATCATGAAATGTCATTGACATTTCATCAAATTCAGTTTTTGTAACTATTTTGGTCCTGAAATTATAATAATTCACCTCT